GAGCCACTGGCCAAACGTGTAGTTCCAACAACACCACTAATAATACTGCCAGCATCAATAGTGCTGGTAGATAGCGGACTCCAGTTATTGGTATTAGTAGAGCTAGTGTTAACTGTACCGTAGATGAAAACGTTTTGTTTCTTTAGCGTAGCATTGCCAGTGCCAGTTGATGTAAAATTAATTGGCAATGTTGCTAATCCATTAACACTGGCCAATGCATCGCTTCTTGAAGCATGTAATGTGAATGAGTTAGTTGTGACTGATCCAGTAAAATAGAAAGTTCCGCTGACTGTTGCAATGCTATCGATTGCGGGTAACGTGCTACCTATCAACTGTATACAGTCTCCTGTTACATAAGGATGACTGGCTAGATATACAACATTGCCAGTAGCATTAACTGCACTTATAGTAAGAGTATGAGTTCCTGATGCAGAACTTGTTATGTTCATTAATGTGCTTAACGAATATTCTTTGTATAATTGTACTGTATTGGCATTGATAACTTTTACATAGTAAACATTTCCACTGACTATTCCGCCCAGTGCTACATTAACTCCTGAACTATAAGTAACAGGATCTCCGTTGGTCAATCCATGATTTGTCAGGGTTAGTGTATCAGCATCGCTATCAACTGCTCCGCTAACATTGGTTGCGGCCGCACTAAAAGAAACTGTAGTTGTACTGGCCAGGGCAAGTGTTGAACTAGTTGCGTTATTATCTGCAATAAAATTTGGACTTGCAGATGTTGCTGTAAATTTTGAACCGCTTAATAATGCCAAGTATACACGATTCTCAACAGATGTTATTGGAAAACTACAAGGAACAGTAACAGTGCCACCTACACTGGCCGCGGCCACTGACAGCGCATTACCCACAGCGTATCCAGTACCGCCACGGCGCATGTCAATGTTAGTTACAACTCCGCCAATAATTGTGATGTCAGCAATTGCGCCTGTACCAGTGCCGCCAGTCAACGGTACATAAACATATATACCTGATGTGTAACCCGATCCTGCTGTGTATGTAGCGGCATCAACAGTCTTAATTACTCCGAATTGTGTGTTGGTTATTCTTCCTTGCACTAGGTCGTTTGCAGATGTAACAACATTGTTATTTGTAAAACTGTATGTTCCTGTTGGTGGTAAAATTAAGTACTGCCCTTCATTGCTGTTGATTAAAACGTAGTTTGCTGTGTTGCCTGTTAAAATAGTTCCCACCGCAGTTGGATATCTAGTGGTAACACTGCCACCAACTGTTAACACATTGGCCGCTGTGATATTAAAATTAACACTAAACAATTGTCCGTTTACATTACCGTAACTTGCTACAGTCACTATATTTGATGCAGTAACATCAGTTGTTAAATATCCACTAGCATTGGTATTTGCCTGCGTTACAATAGTGCCTGCTGTGGCAGTAATAGTTCCGCTCAGTGTTAACTGAACTGTACTATATGTCTCACTTACAATGTCACCATTCAACAAATCAGTAGCTGGTACTTCTTCCAACAATGCTAGTCTGCTGTTGTAACCAAAGGCCTTGGCACTGTTGAAGTTTCTAACAGCAGGTAGCAAGTCAACGTTAATTTGGCCTGAACTGTTTAATTGTATAACTGATCCAGGCACTGCGTTTGTTGATACAGACTTATCAATAAAGTTGCCAAGTCTGTTTGATAAGAAACTACGAATGGCCAGCTGTGTGGTCAATCTAGTATTACTTGCGCCGCCAGCTTCGTTGTCACCTAGGCCAATGTCAGCACTGATAAAGTCAATCACAATATCGCCCACGGCCAATCGCAAGGCATCCAACTGTGCCACACTTACTTTGTTTGTAAAGCTGACATTACCAGTTCTGTTTTCAGCTTTAATAAAGTTACCAACTTTAAAGTCACCCAGTTCATTGGTACCAGATGAGTAAACTCTTCCTGGCAAGTTACTGTACTGTTCAAATTCAAATCTACTTTGGCCACCGTTTTGTGGCAATGCATTGTAGTCAGTGCCTGAACCTGCATATTCCCAAGTGTGTCCTGAACTGTTGACAATACTGGGCCTGTGTAACCAAACTTGTTTGGTTGGTAGTTGTGATAAATTTGCTATCAATGCACCAGTAGTAGTTCCCAATACTGTAAATGTTCCACTGTACAAATCATTTCGAACAGCAGTATCTGTTACAGCAATACTACATGCAACACCATTATTTGTAATAATTGTACTACCTGTTGAAAACGGATTTCTTATAACACTTGCGTTAACTGTGACTTGATTTAACGAAACAACCAGCTGTCTAGTAAGGGCATCATAACTATAAACATATGCATCATTTGGATTGCCACTGCTAGTACCAGTGATCACAGTTCCTGGAATAAATGCGTATGTTCCTGATGTAAGTGTTAGTGTTTGATATTTGTTGTGAGAATTAACCAGGTCTTTTATGAAAAATTCTTGTAGGTTCTTAATAAAATATTGTGTACCAGAACCAACTGCCAATATGTCAATGTTTCTAGTTAATGAATCATCAAAACTTAATGTAAAATTATCAGCGTCAATATAAACAACAAAATAAGTTTGCTCGTCAAACAATCCTGTTATTTGTGTACCAGTATCACTGTCATAAATTACAGCGTCACCATTTCTAAATCCGTGAGCAGAAATATTAAACACATTGTTAGTTACATCTACATTAAGTGCCGCATTAAATGATTTAGTGGCTGACTGATTTGTAAAGCTGGTAGTGATATCAGTTACGGCAGTATACGGTACAGCTTCAGGAGTTGCGGATAAAACTATAATACCGTTTGCAATAGAACTAACAAACGAGTGAGTGGATGTGTTGCTTGAAATACCTACATTAACTGTAAATGTATTTGTAGTCACATTAGATATTGATAAATTCTGGCCGTTTGCTGGATCTGATAATCTAGGGTAACTAAATGGTACGGTATAGTTATCACTTGCACAGACAAATGTTAACGAATTTTGTGCTAATCTTACAGTGTTGCCATTTGATAATCCGTGTGCATTTGAAGTTATAGTTAATACTCCAGTTATTGGCACATATGTTGCAGTTGTTGCTGTACGAGTCGATGGTGAGGCTGGGTCGGTGATAGCACTGATAATAATATTAAAATATGTGCCAGCTAATGTACTTTTACCTGCCAATGAGGTTAACGCCGTCTGACTAAGACCTTTTGCATAGGTAACTGATGCTGAGGATATTGCATAGATTCCTGTTGCTAAATCTTGATATGATAATCCTGCGGCCACAGAAAAACTGTTACCGCCAGTTAAGATATCTGATGCCACAGCATCAATGACTAACCCAATATCTCGTTCACCTTTAACTCTATTTGATCCGCTATAATTGTAACCAACAAACGGTGCAGTACCATTGGCAATTTGCAAATCAATCCAAACACTGGTTTGAGATATGATTGTGGCTTTGTTTGCTTTTAATAAATCGTATGCATACTTGTAAGTGGGATCTCTAAATCTTATTACGTAGTCCTGTGTTGGAGCTCTTCCAAATCCAATTGCTGTAAAACTTTGTAAGCTGTTAAACACTCCAGTTGATGCAATATAACCTTTGTCAAATGCAAATGCATTTCTACTGTAGCCAGATGCACGTAGGGCGTAGGTACCAAAGTTGGTAGCTGAGTTGGTAATAGAAGCATAGCCACCTGACTGGGCGTATGTTCCGTTTAACGCAAAGATTTGGAAGCAACTAACAATTTGAATATACGCATCGTTGATAACACGCCACGCTGTGCCTCCAAAGGTCAACATGGTAAATGCGTTGGCAACCATAGAGTGGCCTTGCTCAGGTGCAGGACCTTCCGCTGGGTTTTCAACCTGTATTTGATTGGGAGGATTGTTTGGAGTAACAACCAAGTTACCGTCTACTAGTGCTCCGTTACCGCCTAAGAAACTGATAATTGAACAGTTTTGAATATACGGCGAAGTATCAATTATTGGTTTTGTTGCTGGCAAATAAGTATATCCAACTCGACTGGTTGCAGAGTCTGCTGGATTATCAAAACTAACTGCGTAATCAAAAGTATACGATGGAACTCTGTTTGCATCTAGTGCATCTCTAAAAGTAAATTCAGAAAAGTAACATGCATTTCTTACTCGTAACATGTCCTTGTTGGGATTAAGTGGACGTATATTACAAGCACGTAGACTAGCACCTCTTACGGTAACATTATCAGGAACAATTAATGGGTTGTTCTCGTAGTATTCTCCAGCGGCAACGTTAACAGCTATCTTGCGGCCATTGGTTTTTCCGTTTGACGAATACACTTTGCCCGATGCAATTTGCAATGCTCGTTTAACAGTCCTTACTGGTTTGGAAACACCATCATTAGTATCATCTCCGTTTGCAACTGAAACGTATACAGAGTTTCCGCCGTATATATCTGGATTTACAAATTCAAGTTGGCCGTTTGCACCTAGTCCCACTAGTGTTCCGTCAGTTCCCAGTGCTTGTGGAAATTTAAGATTGTAGGAGTCTGGTAGTGAATCTGGAGCAGATATTCCTACATTGTTTAATCCGTTAACTTCTAATTCAAAAAACTTTAATTTTCTAGCATCTGGTAAATCGTTAATATCGCCTGCACTTCTTCCACCATAGGTTTCGCCGTCACCGACAAATACTTGCCTTAGATCACTATCGTAAATAATTTCGCCATCTAATGGGACAAATGCTAATCTGTCAACAGTAGGGCCGCGTCTTAATAAAATACTTCCAGTTGGGTTAGTCATGTTATAATATCAGTAGGTCCATACGTTTTTGTTGGGTCGTAGGTAGCTGTTCCTCTTAGAGGAATGTAGCCGCCATCAATACTGACCTGTCCAGGAACCCTGAAAGAACCACCGTCTAACCTAGCTACAACTAGATTAGGTGAAAAGCTGGCCAAGGGGCCAGCATCCGTTGGGGGTATGTTAAAGATATTATCGGAGTCAAACGGGGCTCCGGCCCTGATCCTGTAAGTCATATCGTATTTATTACGATTATGACCTACGGAGTTTTTGAAATTAAACTAGAGCAATTCCAGTAGTAGACTCAATAAACTGTTTGGCAAACGCTTGATCAGTTGGTTCTGCTACTGTAACTGTACTTTTAAAAAGTTTTACATGTTTATCGGGACTAACTGTAAACAAGTAGGGCATTAGTCCAGGGCCTTTTGGGCCCATGCCAATCACTTGTGGATGAGCCAGTGTATAGTAAATTGTGCCGTCTTCTATTAGTTTAGCAACAATCTCTTCGCCGCTTGTTAGTTTGAGTGTGACCACTTCACCTGCTGTGAAACCTTTTGAAATAAACATATTATACCTTCAGTGTGTTGAAAAATTCTTCGTCTTTACCAGCTAGGCCTTGAAAGCCGCCTGGAAGGAGAATACCGTTCTTGAAAATTTGTGGAACTGACCGTAGTCCTTGCTCCATAAGAAACTCACGTGCGCCAGTGTTTTCTTCCATCTTGATTATTTTAAATGGAATCTCTTTGCTTTCTAACAGTGCTGTTGCTCTGTCACAGAACGGGCAATTGTTCTTGGAATATACAGTAATCATTTTGTCCTTTTAGTTATTATAGCGCAGGCAATGCGTCATAGTCAATAGCATCGCTCATTACTCCAATAACATAATTAGTCGATTCGCTTTCCTGTAGTGCTGTTTGTTTTTTGCTAGTATCCACATGCTTGTTAAACCAAGGAATAGGCGTTGATTTTGGAGCAGGGTTGTTGTACTTGATACCAATTTCTTTTAATCCACCCACTGCGGTGTAGTCCACAAAGTCTTTGAGAATGTTTGCGTTGAGTCCAATCACAGGACCTTTCTGGAACAAGTAGTCTGCCCAGGCTTTTTCTTCACGGATAACATCCATATACAAGCTATAAACTTGTTGTTCACACTCTGCTCTTACATCTGCAAAACGACTGTCTTCTTTGACCACTTGGTTAATCAAATAAGCAGTCCAACCCTTGTGCAATAATTCATCTTGCAGAATCAATTGAATGATGTTGCCATTTCCCATGAAGATTTTATTTTCAACCATGGCCAAACTAGTTGCAAAGCTGACCATAAAGCGGAATGCTTCTAACGCATAGCTGGCATGTAATGCCATCCAAATTGCTTTGATATAGGTACGTTCATTAATCTTCTCGCCCAGTTCTTTACGGCAATTGATCTGATGTAATGCATCGTAATAGTCTCCTACACTTGACGCCATGTCCACAATTTCTTTAGTGTCATGAATTGTGTTGAACACATCCTTGGGCACATTGTAAATGTTACGGATGATGTGGCTGTATGATTTGCTGTGAATGTTTGTTTCAAAGAATGTCCAGTTGTACACCAATGCTTCCAGTTCGGGCAAACTGATTACTGGCATAAAGATTTGGCTTGGGCCTCGACCTTGCAAACTGTCCAAGGCTGTCTGGCGCAACAAGTTGCTGGTAAAGATGTGTTTGATAGCTTCACTTGCATCTTTAAAGTCATTGGCATCCTTGCTTAGACTGATCTCTTCTGGTTGCCAAAAGAAGCCACGTGCGGTAGCTTCAAAGTCTGCAATCTTTTTATATTTTACTTCTTCAAATCTCTGTATGGTTACTGGACCTGCTGGATCCAGAAACATCTTGCGATTGAGATAGTCTGTTTTTGTGTGTAAGTTATATTGTGCTTTACTCATTAATATTTTCCTGATGCAAGTACTATCTTGCAAATGTGTTCTAATCTTTCAATGTGCTCATAGGCACGCCATGGAGTAACATCAACTGCAACTACACCGTGTCCTTTGATTCCTACTATATCAAATTTGATGTTACCATCACGATCTAAGCCCAAGTTACGATGACAAGCATCACCTAGCTCTTGACTGATAGGTGCCACATCTCCCACGTTAGGTGCTACCCGGGTATAACGATTCAGTTCTGGAAAACTATCACAGATAGTGCCGAGATCAATACCGGCATGCATGGCCGCAATGCAATAGGTGGGATGAACATGAACCACAACTCGCACATCATCCTTGTGTTGTCCCAATTCACGTTGCAGTCCAAAATGCAAAGGCATTTCACCACTGGGTTCCAAGTTACCCGACAAGTCAGTCTGTTCAATAACATTCCACGAATAATTGAATGCGCCAGAACCAACACCACTATTGATAGTTCGCCATATGGCAATCTTTTTAAACATCTCTGGTTGCATCTGTTGTTTACGCACACCGCTGGGTGTTACATAAAAATG